CTCGCGGCGGAGACCTACACGCTCGCCACGCGGGCGACGTTGACCTCGGGCAACACGCAGCCCTTCGCGCTGACGAACGGCAACACGCTCACCATCAGCATCGACGGTGAGCCCGATCAGACCGTCACCTTCAACACCGCCGACTTCGCGCTCATCGGTGCGGCCACCGCTGCCGAGGTCGTCGCGGTGATCCTCGCGCAGACCACCGACATCGGCGCGGCCGACGTGGGCGGTGCGGTGGTCCTGACCAACACCCGATCGCTGACCAACGCGCGTACCCTTGAAGTCACCGGCGGAACCGATGCCGCGGCCTTCGCCTTCCCCGGTGGTGCCGTGTCGGGCACCGGCGAAGGGGACGACCTCACCATCTCGGTCGATGGCGAGCCCGCGCAGACCTTCACGGTTTTCATCGCCGACTATGCCGACATCGAGAACGCGACCGCAGCCGAGGTCGCCGCGGCGATCTCTTCGCAGATCGTCGACGTGCAGGGGTCCGACAACGCGGGCACCGTGCGGCTGACCAATACCCGTGGCAGCGGAACCGGCTTCTCCATCGAGGTCACCGCGGGCACGATCACGGGCATCGCGTTCACTGCCGGCGTCCAGAACGGCACCGGCGATGCGGCGGATTCGTCTGCGGTCACCATCTCGGAGCTGAAGACACTCTTCGAGGGCGACATCCCCGGCATCACCGTCACCGACGTGTCCGGGCTGATCCAGATCACCGGCAACGTGAACGGGTCAAGCGAGACCCTTCAGATCCTTCCGGTGTCCACGCTCGACACGAAGCTCGGGCTCTCGAACCTCGAAGTGGCGGGCACCGACGCGGCCGTCGCCACGCCGACCTTGCAGCTCGACGCGAAGTATCCTGGCGAGTACGGCAACGATGTCGTCGTGCGCATCGCTCCGGCGACCTCTCTCCAGGCGAGCGAGTTCAACCTGCTCGTGCTCGAAGATGGGTTCGTCCGCGAACAGTTCAACAACCTGACGATGGACGACACGACCACGGCGGGGAACTACGTCGAGGACGTGATCAACGCGGAGCCTGACCAGGGTGGATCGCTTCTGCTTCAGGTCATCGATCTCGACGCCGGACTCGGCAACGCGACGCTCGACCGACCGGCCAACGGCGACTACACGCTCTCCGGTGGCACGAACGGTCTGGCCAACATCAGCGACATCGACTTCATCGGAAGCTCGATCGCCGAGAACGGGCTTCGTGCGCTCGACGTGGCGGGCGATCTGACCCTGCTCGCGGTGCCGCAGCGGGCGACCGCGGCGGTCCACAATGCGATGCTGACCTACGCCGAGGTCACGCGGAACGGCACCGTGTTCGCCATTCTCGATCCTCCCGCCGGTCTCACCGCGCAAGAGATGGTCGACTACGTCGAGAACCAAGCTCTGCTGCTCGAAGCCTCGGAGTACGGTGCGATCTACTTCCCGCGGGTGAAGATCCTCAACCCGAACACCACGCTCTTCGGCAACGACGAGGCGCTCACGGTTCCGCCCTCGGGCCACGTCGCGGGCCGCTACGCTCGCACCGACGCGAGCGCACCGGGCGGCATCTACCAGCCGCCGGCCGGTCTCACTGGCGGCCGGCTGTCCGCGATCGTCGGGCTGGAGATCCTTGCCGGCAATGAGGTCCCCGAGACCTTCGACGTGAACAAGCGGGACCTGCTCTACCCGAAGCGGATCAACCCGATCTCGGAGCTGACCGGCGGGCGCATCCTCGACGGTGTTCGCACGCTGAAGAGCAGCGGCAACTTCCCGACCATCGCCGAGCGCCGCGGCGTGATCTTCATCGAGGTCACGGTCAAGCGGAACCTTCAGCCGGCCCGCTTCCGAAACAACGACGACACCCTTCGTGCCGAGGTCACCCGATCGGTCGAAGCCTTCCTGCTTCAGCAGATGCGGGTCGGAGCCTTCCGCTCACGAGACCCCCGCAAGGCGTTCTCGGTCGACTTCGGCGAGGGGCTCAACCCGCCGAGCGTCGTGTTCGCGGGGCAGCTCATCGGGCGCATCGGTCTCGCCACCCAGAAGCCCGCGGAGTTCATCATCCTCCGCTTCACGCAAGACACCCGCGCGCTCGAACAGGAGCTTTCGCAGCCGTAGCCCGCGGCCGATAGGAGGAATGACCAATGCCCGTCACTGGAGCACCCCGCATCTTCGAGGACAAGTTCTCGTTCATCGTCGAGATCGACGGAGTCGCGCACGCTGGCTTTCAGAAGTGCAGCGAACTCAGCTACGAGATCGACAAGGTCGAGTACCGCGAGGGAGGGCGCAAGCACCCCTTCAAGTCGCCCGGCCTCGTCAACTTCACCGACATCACCCTCGAACGCGGCGCGGTCGCTGACGATTCGGACCTGTACGACTGGGCCGAAGAGTGCGCGAGCGTCGTCGAAGAGGCCGGTGTCATCGAGACCGAGTTCCGCCGGAACCTCGACATCGTCGTGCTCGATCGGGATGGCACACCGCTGAAGCGGTGGCGGCTCGTCGATGCGTGGGTTCAGAAGTTCACCGCTGGCGAGTGGGATAACGATGCCAGCGAGAAGACGATCGAGCAGGTCGTCATCACCTACGACGCCTTCGAGCGTCGCGCGGTCTAGCACCGTGATCACTCGGGGGCGGGGTTGACCTCCCGCCCCCTTCGCACGCACAACGGAGAACCATGCCGCAGATCGAAGTCACCCTTCCATCCGGTGCTAAGGGCACCGTTCGCGGGCTCAAGGGCCGCGAGATCAACCTCTTCGCCAACCGCTCATCCGCGCGGCGGAGCAAGACTTCTCAACAGATCCTCGACAACGTGTGGATCGCCACGGCCGATGGCGGAGTGCTCTACGCCGACGGCCAGGTCGACTTCAAGGTCGCTCCGCAGTGCGACCGATTCACGGCCTTGTTCCAGGCTCGGATCGCTACCTTCGGTCCCGAGTACACGTTCAAGCACAAGTGCTCCGACTGCGGGAAGCGGTACGAGTGGACCGAGGATCTCGACCAGCGCCCGATCAAGCCTCTGCCCGAGGCGAGCATCGATGCGTTCAAGAACGGCAACCGCTTCACGACCGAGGTCGTCGATCCAGAGGGCACGGTCCGCACGGTCGTCTTCCAGCTTCTCACGCCGAAGATCGAGGCGAAGATCGATCAAGTGCAGGGACTCGCACCGCGCGAGAAGGCCACCGCCTCGCTCGCGCAGCGCATCGTGTCGATCGAAGGACTGGAGAACGGCAAGGGACCGATCAAGCGCTTCCTCGAAGACCTCGACGCCGGTGCCATGTTCGATCTCATCGATGCGATGGACGAGGTCGACGGCGGCATCGAGACTTCGATCGAGATCGAGTGTCCGCACTGCGGATGGGAGGAAGAGCTAGAACTCCCTTTGGAGGACGGGTTCTGGAGCCCGCAACAGCGGAAGCGCTCTTCGAGGTCTTCGGAGATGTGAAAGAGCCGGAAGTGGTCTCGATGTTCCCGCACATCGAGCTTGACCACTTCCGCAACATGATCCACTGGCTCACGTTCCGCCGCGCGCCGCATGGCACGGGGACGAATCTGACCTGGCATGACTGCATGGCGATGGGGCTCGACGAGCTTCTCGCTCACTGGTCGTTCCTTCGTGAAGCGTGGGACGCCGAGGACTCCGCATCGAAGCGGGGGGCGAGGTAGACTGTCCGCGTGGCGCTGAACTCTCTCGGCCTCGGCTTCGTCTTCACGGCGAAAGACCTCGCATCTGGTACGATGCGCAAGGTCGAGGGCAACTTCCGTCAGCTCGACACGACCTCATCGCGGTCGGCCAAGAACTTCAACAAGAACGTGGGCATGGCCGTCGCCGGTCTCGCTGTCGCGGCCGGCGGTGCGATTGCGATGGCGGGTGCGTTCAAGCTCGCGGGCAACTTCGGGACCTTCGAGCAGGGGCTCGCCAAGGTCGGCGCGATCACTCGCGCGTCGGCAGCCGACATGGAGCTGCTTCGGGAGCGCGCGATTCAGGCGGGCATCGAGACGCAGTTCTCGCCCGACGAGGCGGTGCAAGGTCTCGAAGCGCTCGGGCTACGTGGCTTCACGACCGCCGAGTCGATGGACGCGCTCGGCGGTGCGCTCGACCTCGCGGCCGGTGGGCAGATCGGTGTGGAGCAGGCCGCATCGACTACGGCCTCTGCCTTGCGCGTGTTCGGGATGGAAGCTGATCGAGCGACCGAGGCATCGGACAAGCTGCTCAAGATCAGCAACCTCACCGCCATCAGCGCGGGTGACCTCGAACTCATGCTCGGCACCGTGGCCCGAGGTGCGAGTGCGACGAAGCAGTCCCTCGACGAGATGCTGGTCTCGATGGGCCTCGTGAAGAACACCGGCGTCGATGCGTCGGTCGCCGCGTCCGCGGTCTCGTCCGCCCTTCAGTTCGTCGCCAAGAACCAAGATCAGTTCAAGCAGCTCGGCGTGTCCGTCACCGACGCGGATGGCAACTTCCGCGACTTCATCGACATCGTTACCGACACGAACGCAGTGCTCGGCGAGAAGTTCCCAAACGCGGCCGATCGCACGTCGAAGGGGCTAAAGCTGTTCGGCCGCTTTGGTGTCGCCGCGTTCCAGGCCGTGAGCACGCAGCTAGAGAACGGGATCAAGGACGCGCAGGGCAATCTGCTCGTCGGCGCCGATGCGGTCGCCTACTTGCGCAAAGAGATGGGCGACGCGGCAGGTACGGCCGCGAAGTTCCGCGAGCAGCTACTCGACACATTCGAGGGGCAGAAGACCCTGCTCAAAGGATCGTTGCAGACCCTCGGCATCGTCACCGGCGAAGCCTTCGCCGCGGTGTTCAAGCCGCTCGTCTCGGTCGTGATCAATGTCGTGAACGCGATCATCGCGGTCATGAAGAACCTGCCCGGTCCGGTGAAGAAGGCGATCGGTGCGATCTTCGTACTCACCGCCGCCTTCGTCACTATCGGCGGTCTCGTCATGGCTGCGGTGGCCGGCTTCGCGCTGCTGAAGATGGCCGTCATCGCGTTCTCGGGCCCTCTGCTTGCGGCTGCCGGTGGCCTCGCAGCCGTCTCTGCCGCGGCGCTCGTCCTCGTCGGTCTCTTCAAGGTTCTCCGAAAGGCGTTCGACGAGAACATCGGCGGCTTCGGCGATTCGATCTCTCGGACCTTCGGCAAGGTCAAGCTCTTCTTCGATGCGATCAAGATGCTCACGTCGGGCGACGGTCGGCTTCGCGGCAACGTGCTGAAGGAGCTTCTCGATCCTGCGAACGAATCGATCCTCACGATGGTGCAGCGCTTCCAGCAGGCGCGGCATCGGGTGAGTGCGTTCTTCCAAGGGATCAGCGACGGCTACAACACGATCATGCGTGGTGCCGGCCCTACCTTCAAAGCTCTCTCGGGTGCGGTGAAGGAGCTGTTCGAGGCACTCGGCTTCGGCGGCAAGGGCATGGAACTCATGACCTCGAAGAGCGAGGACTTCCGGCAGAAGGGTGAGGTCTTCGGGCGCATCGTCGGGCACATCGCCAAGCTGCTCGTCGCAGGGTTGACGGTCGCAGTGCGTGTCGCCACGGGAGCGATCGAAGGCATGAAGGCCGCGTGGAAGATCATCGGCCCGATCCTTCGGTTCACCGCCACGGTCTTCATGGTGCTCGTCAATGTCGTCGAGAGCTTGATCGGGGTCTTCTCGGATGGGACCGAAGCGGCGAACGAGCAGGGCGGTGCGTTCGACAAGCTGGCCAAGGTCGTCGGCTACGCGGTCGGCATCTTCGTGGCCTTCAAGGGGGTCATGATCGCCGCGCGGATGGCCGTGCTCGTCTACCGCGGGGTCATCATGGCCGCCTCGCTCGCACAAGCCGCGTTCAGTGCGGTGGCTGCTGGCGGTGCGCTAGCGTTCCTCGGGCCTGCGGGTCTCGTGATCGCGGTCGCGGCTGCGGCCTACGCCCTCGGCTCCTACATCGACAAGGTGACCGGCGCGAGCGATGCGATCTCCGATTGGATGCTCGACATCACCGGCGTGACAGCGGAGCTGGAGAAGCTCGACGAGGCGTACCGCAAGACGATCAAGACACGCGGGCAGGTCGCTGCGTTCGGTGATCTCGAAGAGGCCGCCGCGGCGCAGGGTATGTCCGTCACGGCCTACGCGGAGCAGCGGGCCACGAAGATCGCGGGCGAGAGTACAGCGCAACGCCTCGGGCTCTCGAAGGATGAGATCAAGCGTCGGCTCATGGCGGGTGAGGATGTCTACAAGGAGTTGTCCGGCCCACCGAAGCCGCCCGCGGATGCGGCGGACGGTGTGGTCGCGGCTGCGGATGGCGAAGCGAACAAGGGCAAGGCCGCCGCGCGTCAGCAACAGGACGCGTTCGAGCAGGCACTACTCGCGGCCGACGGCAAGGGCAAGCCGATCCAGCTCAACGTGACGACGAAGATCGGTGACGAGGAAGTCGCCAAGCTCATGAAGACCCTCGAAGCGCAGGCGGCCTCGCTCGACTTCGAGGCCGATGTCGGAGCACTGGGAGAGTTCTAGCGATGCCGGTGAGCGAACGACCAGAGCGGATGACCTTGACCGACCTCCAGTCGAACGAGACGGTCGAGGCCATGTTCAACCCGAGCGACCTCTCGCGGCGGATCGCGGTGAACTACGCGAAGAAGACCGTACTCGGCAGTTCTCATCTTCCGCACGAGTACCTTCAGACCGACAATCAGCAGCTTCGCTTCGCGCTCTTCTACAACGCGGAGACCCCCGAAGAGTTGGAGAAGGCCGAGGACTCGGCGAGGTTCTTGGAGTCGCTCTGCTACGCGCCCGACGACCCCGAGTCGATCGCTGGTGCCGCTCCGCCGCGCGTGCTTCTCGTCTGGCCGCGCACGCTCTCGATCATCGCGCGGCTCACCACGATCGAGTTCCTTCACCAGCGCTGGAACCGCTTTGGCAACACGACGCAGTACACCGCCGAGTGTACGTTCGAGGAGTCTCGCATCCGCCGGTTGAGCAAGCAGGACGTGCGGCTGCTCGGCGCACTGCGGACGCCACAGTCGCAGGGGAAGGTGATCGAGTAGATGCCACCGCGCGAGAACAGCCGGCACTTGTTCACGTCGGCGCAGACCATCGGCACAGACCGTCGGCTCTTCTTGTCCGACCGGACGCCGTACCGCTACGTCGACCTGCCCGACAACCGCGTCCACACGATCCGCGAGGGCGACACCTTGCACCGCCTCGCCGCGCGCTACTTCGCCCCGCTCGGTCGACTCCCTTTCATCTCTGCCGCGAACCTCTGGTGGGTCATCGCCGACTTCCAGCCCGTGCCGATCCATGACCCGACCGTGCAGCTCGTTCGCGGAGAGAAGATCATCATCCCTTCGGTCCGCACGGTGACCGAGCGCATCCTTCAGCCACCGATCAATGTCTGAACGCGCGGCAGTCTTCTACTACGTCGCCCGGCTTCAGGAGGGCGGCAACAGTGATCCGATCGACCTGACCGATCGAGTGCAGACCTTCACGTTCACCGACCGCGAGGGTGGGGTCGACCGGCTTCAGATCACCGTCGACAACAAAGACCTCTCGAACTTCGATGACCCCGTCTTCGAGTTCGGGGCCAAGCTCCGCGTCGCCTTCGGCAACGGGCAGTCCGCTTCGCCCGTGCGCGACATGGTGATCAAGAAGGTGAAGGGCGGGCGCGAGCTGACCGTCAACGCGGTGACGAAGGACGGTGCCGCACTCGACACCATCAAGCGGCGGAGGCGCTTCGAGAACGTGCGGCGCTCTGACGTGGTGCGGCAGATCGCCAAAGAGAACGGCTTTGCCAACCCGGATGTCGAAGAGTCGCCCGAGATCTTCGAGAGCATCGCGCAAGCGAACCTCACCGACGGGCAGCTACTTCGGAAGCTGGCGAACCTCGAAGGCTTCGAGTTCTACATCGACTTCGATGGGCTGCACTGGCATCGCCGCCGCGTCGATCAAGCTCCGGTCAGAGAGTACGTCTACTTCACCGATCCGAACGAAGGGGAGATCATCGACTTCAGTGTCGAGAACGACATCACCCGCCGCCCCGGCAAGGTGACCGTCAAGAGCCGCGACCCGATCACGAAGCAGGAGATCGAAGCGAGCGCCTCGAACGAAGAGGACACCGACCGCGATGTCATGGCGCCCTATTCGGCGGTCATCGATGGCGAGGCCGGCACGCTACTCGTCACGAAGCAAGAGGTCGTCCACGAGACCACGGTCGCCTCGAACGCGCAGACCCAGGCCGATGCCGAGCGCGAGGCGAAGGGGAAGTTCCGCCGCGCGACTCAACGGGCGGTCAAGCTCACGCTCGAACTTCGCGGCGACCCTTCGCTGGTCGCCAAGACCGTGATCGACGTGAAGGGGCTCGGCAACCGGCTGAGCGGTAAGTATTACGTCCGCGAGGTCAGCCACAAGCTCGACGCGACTGGCGGCTATTCGATGAGCGTCCGCACGATCACCGACGGCTTCCAGGGCGGGCGCGGCAAGGGCAGTGGTGCCGCGGGTGAGGCAAGCTCAAGTCTCGCCGCAGTGGCGACCCAGCTACGCGAGGCAGCCTATCAAGACCTCTCGGCCGGGGTCGATGGTGAGACGGGAGAGCTGACCGGCAACCTCGGCGTGCTTCAGAAGATCAACTCGTCTGCGCTCGCGCTCTCGAAGGCCACCGCGCTGCTCGCCAACCAAAGCGGCGACCAGCAGATCGCCAACGCGATCCGACTCGGGCAGCAGCTCGTCCGTCTCGCCGCCTCGGCGCGCAAGGCTGGAGCACCGAACGTGGCCGCGGCTGCGGCCGCGGCTGCGTCACTCTGCAAGCGGATCGCCGAGGCACCGGCGGATCTGAAGAACAAGGGCAAGCAGAACACCAAGGACGTGAATGACTCCGCCGTGAGGCCGGTGAAGACCGTGAACGCGGACGGGCAGGAGGTCACGAAGTACCAGAACACCGGAGGGCGAGAACGATGAACCCAGCAGGGATGCCGACCGCGAACCAGTACGCCTTCATCTACGAAGGTGTCGTCACCGACAATGTCGATCCGAAGAAGCTCGGCCGCATCAAGGCGCGCGTGCCGGGCATCGCCGACGACCCGGACACCGACTGGGCCTTCCCAGTCGGGAACCCAGGCGCGGGGGTCTCACAGCGCGGGTTCTTCGATGTGCCCGCGATCGGGTCAGAGGTCTACGTCTTCTTCCTCGGCGGCGACCCAGACAAGCCGCGCTTCATGACCGGGCATTGGGGCGTGCGGCCGGATGCGGGAAGCGAAGTGCCGACGCAGGCACGCGACGCGCTCGACGAAGATGGACCCGAGGTCGCGGACCAGATCAAGGTCTACGAGACGAACAGCTACGTCATGGTCTTCGACGAGCGCGATGGTAAAGAACGCTTCTTCGTGAAGCGCAAGCGAGCCGCGGGCGGAGACTTCCCGGCGGACTTCGATGACGAGGCCCTCGACGGCAACGCGCTCATGTTCGAGATGGACGCGACGAACGGCACCATCGCACTCTCGGCACCCGGCGGGATCGTGCTCCGCTCCCTAGGCTTGATCGACCTCGACGCGAGCGTCCTTCAGATCGCCGGCCGCAAGATCACGAACGGGATCATCGACGGAATGTAGTCATGCCGCTGCCTGATCTTCGAGACTTCTGTATCGACGTGGACGTGGTCCCCGGCGAAGTGTGCATCACCTTCCCCGGCGGACAGGAAGTCTGCGCGACCCTGCCCGACCTCGTTCCGCCGTCACCGGACAAGCTCATCCGCCAGCTCTTCGCACAAGCGAACGCAGCGCTCGCCCCGCTTCAGCCGGTGTTCAACATCATCGACGCGGTGGTCGCCATCTTCGAGTGCGTGAAGGCCATCAGCACGCTCGACCCGGTGAAGATCATCGAGTGCATCCCGAACCTTGCCGAGAAGGTCGCGGCTCTGCTGAAGCTGATCCCGCAACTCTCATTACCAGCGCTTGTCGCGGGCTTGATCGAAGTGCTCGTGCTCTACCTACGCGGCACACGTAACCAGCTCGTCCGCGCCCTCGACCTTCTCGCCCGTGTGCTCGATGCCGAGACCGCGGCCACGCGGCCGGGCAACCTCGCACTTGCGCGGGTGCTGCCCTGCGCGCTCGATGATCTCGACAAGCTGATCCTCTGGCAGAACGAGAGTGCCAAGCCGGTCAACCGCTTGATCGGGGTCATCAACCTGTTTCTGGAGATCATCGGGCTCTCGCGCTTCAAGATCCCGTGCATCGGCACCTTCCTCGCCGACCTCGGCTTGCTCGACGACCAGATCGAGCTGGTCGACCTGCTCATTCAACTTCTCGAAATCATCCGGGCCGCGATCCCGATCCCATACCCGCCATGGTTCTTCAACCCGAACGGCGGCGTCGGTGGAGCCGCAACCGGATGCTGAGCTAGGATAGGACCCGCGCTCATGGCCATCATCACGAACCTACAGCCCCCCGCGGGCGAACCCATCGCGTCGGACACGGTGCTCTCGTTCGACGTGATCGATCCGGTGATCGCCGAGCTGCGCGTCTTCGTGTGGGTCGTCTTCCGAGAGACCGGGCAGGTCGAACTCGCCAACGACGGCGACAACTTCCAGCCACTCTATTCGTTCTCGCAGATCACGACGATTCCCGGTGGTCGGCGCTACGCGATCCGTCGCGTGGGGGGTTGGCCGAGCACGCCCGAACTTCGCGTCGATGATTGCGCGTGCCCGCCCGAGATCGGCACTCCTTCGTCGGGCGAGGTCAACACGGCGAGCAACCAGGGTGGGGCGCCGGGGGAGTTCTTCATCACGAAGGTTGCCGAGGATCTTCAGTTTCGCACGGCGAAGAGCAGTGACGGAAGCATCTCGATCATCACCGATGTCGACAACACGGTCGACTTCACTTTCGCCGGCTCATCCTTGACGGAGCCCGTCATCGACGTGGCGAACGTGCCGGTGCTCTCACCGGGGCGGCAAGACCTCACGCTCGTCGATGGTGAGGCGGGTTTCTACGCGGAGCCACCGTTCCCGCCAGGCCCGAAGGACCCGTTGTATGTCGCGTTTCCGCCGGTCTCGTCCGCGAACTTCGGCCGGCGCGTCGGTGTCGTGCTCGCGGCTGGCAACGGGACCACACCGATCGAGTGGACGCCCGACGTGGCCGACGCTTTCATCGATCCGTCCTACTCGTTCAACGCGCCCGGTGGTCCGACGGTCGAACCCGTGGGGACCTACGGGCCGACTTTTCTCGTGTGGCAAGCCGTCGAGGATCTCGCGGGGCCCGGTGTCCATGGGTGGGCCTTCGAGTACGGCAGCAACCTCGGCGGGGGAGGCGGCGGTGACTGGGCGTCCGTGCTCGCGGCCGGCAACGTGTCCGGTGCGAATGACGCGAGCATGGAGGACGAGCAGCGCGTGGAGTGGGGGGTTGAGGTGCCCGCCCCGCTCGATCCGACATCTGGAGGTTCGAGGTCCGCGCGTCGCTTCGACGGCGCCGCACCCGGTGCGGGCATCTGGTCTGACATGGGCTCCGCGGTCGCGCTGGACGAGCCTTCGCGCGGCGACACGACAGTCATCGTACGCGCCTATTGCACGACGCAGCAGGGCAACGCGCCAAACGACCCGAAGTGGGCCGTGCTCGAAGAGGTGTGGAACCTGCGGGCAGCGACGCGCTTGCGCACGATCCTCAGCGAGAACCCCGATGGCGCGTTCCGGTTCAACATGACCGGCAACGACCTCTTCTTGCAGGTCAACGACCTCAACCTCGGCGGGAGCATCACCGCTTACGCGATGGTCGACGTGACCATCCAGCCTGGGCCTCCGCCCGCGTAGGGACTGAACGATGGCACGCAAGAGCGGAACATGGGTCTTCGACGATGCGACCGAGCGCGACTCGTTCGGCGTCGCTGAGGGTGTCGCCGACACCGATGAGTGCATCCTGATCAGCGATGCGTCGAGGCACTACTTCGACGGTGCCGCGTGGCAGCCCGCCGTGAGTGCAGCAGCAGCCCTCGCAGCCGTGCTCGCGGTTGGCAACCTGACCGGGGGGACGAGCATCGCCGTCTCGGTGGGGGATGCCATCGTCGGCATCGACGCGACCGTGCCGGGCTCGGATGGCTCCGACTACACCATCCGAGCCGGTGACCACACCGCAAGCGAGGGCGTGGCGCGTGCGGGTGGTGACATCACCATCCGAGGCGGCGATACGAACGCGACGCCGAACGGCAGCCAAGGCGGCGCGCTGACGCTGACCAGCGGCTCCGCTACACCCAACGGCTCTCCCGGCAAGCTGACCGCCACGGGCGGGACCGGCTTCCGCCCGAACACGAGCGGGCTGGATGCGGAGTTCGGCGGTGCGACGCTCCTAGGCGCGTTGAGCGGGGGCACTACGCTCTTCCGTGGCACGGACAACGACGGCGCCGCTGGTGGCGGCCCGTCGATCGTCCGAGGCGGCGATGCGCTCCCGACCGGCACTGCGAACAGCAGCGGTGGGAACCTCACGATCCGCGCCGGTAACTACCGAGGGAACCTCGGCGGAGCCCCGCCCGCCGCGGGGCTTCTGTTCATCCGCGGTGCTGGCCGGAACAACGTCTCAGGCTTCGCAGGGTCCGTCACAGGCCCCGTGAAGATCTACACGGCGGCGGTGGCCGATGCTGGTGACCCGACCGGCAACTACGAGGGTCTCGCCAGCGTAGCGACCGGAGCGATCACGCTCGACACCCAGGCGGGCGTGGGCGTCACCGCGGCGCAGGCGACCGGCGACATCACGCTGCGCGTCGGCGACACGAACGCGGCGACGGGCAACGCCCCCGGCTCGATCTCGCTGACCGCGGGCTCGTGCCTGGTCGATAACAACTTTGTCCAGGGCGGCTCGCTGCTGTTCACCGCTGGCGACGGGCGAGCCAACACGGTCGGTGGTGGCGGCGACATCACGCTCACCGCTGGCGACAACACGCGACCCGGAGCGCCCGCCTTCGCTGGTGCTCGCGGTGGCAACCTAACACTCACCGCCGGCAACACGGCGGCCGATGGCGTGAACTCTGCTGCTGGTCGCGTACTTCTGGAAGGTGGCGACGGTACGGGCACGAATAGCAACGGCGGCGACATCGAACTGGCCCCCGGTGCTGCGACCGGCACGGGCGCGCCGGGGCGCGCGGTGATCGACGGGCTTAGCTACCCGAGCGCGGACGGGAGCGCAGGGCAGGCGATCGTCACGGATGGCGCGGGGGACTTGTCGTTTCAGTCGTTCCGCACGAAGTGGGTCGGCTCTGTCGGGCTCAACGATTCAGGCGTCGAGGTGTTCTTGTCCGTCCAGGGTGACGGCACCGTGATCGCAGCGCAGGGGCAGCAGACCTACTTCCTCGCACCCGCCGACCTGCGCGGCATGAAGGTGGAGCTGCGAAGCACCGACGCGGCGCCAGGCGGCTTCCCCGGTAACACCGACGCCGATGTCTACGTCAACCGATCTGGCGTGTCCTCCGAGACGGTGGGCCCGGTGAACATCACCGCCGACCAAGCCTACGAGTTCGAGTTCACGTCGCCCGGTGTCTCCGCTGGCGACCTGTTTTCGATCGGCCTGACACCGACGACTGGCGCGGGCGAGTTTCAGGTCGTCATCACGTTCGACTACGACTGGAGCACGGTGTAGCCCATGGCGACGAACTCGATCCCGTATCAGCTCGTCAAGAGTCCCGAGACGAAGAAGCCCGGTGTCCCCTCGAAGCTCACGAGCGGCACGCGGACGATCGTCAACCCGATCGCGTTCGGCAACGGCATCATCGCGCCCTTTCGCCGCGACGGGAAAGGCGACTTCGCAAACGCGGACGACATCTCGCTTGTGCGCTCGAACGTGCGGCAAGTGATCGGCACCCTCGCTACGTCTGGGAACACGCAAGGCGAGCTTCAGTGGCGCCCCGAGTTTGGCTCGATCATCCAGCTCCTTCGCTTCCGCAACCTCGACGAGACCACCGTCGAGCTTGCGCGCACCTACGTCATCGACGCGCTGAAGACCTGGCTCTTTCGCGTGCGTGTGAAGGACGCGACGGTCGACATCAGCTACGCGACGAAGGCTTTGATCATCACGGTCCGCTACGACATCCTCGCCAACAACGAGCGCAGCGTGCTCGTCTCCAACGCGACCGACTCGGTCGAAGTGCCGGTCGCGGCGTGAAGGACGAACGATGGCACTGCTTCCGCTGAACCTCGACTACACCGACAAGGACTTCGCCTCGCTCCGCGCGCGGCTGTTCAACCTCATCGGCTCTGTCTTCCCCGACTGGACCGATCGAGAGGTCGCCAACTTCGGCAACATCCTCGTCGAGCTGTTCGCCTTCGTGGGCGACACCCTGCTCTTCTATCAGGACAACCAGGCCAAGGAGTCGCGGTGGTCCGATGCGCAGCTTCGCCGATCGGTGCTTGCCTTGGCGAAGATGCTCAACTACGTGCCCGAGGGGAACGCAGCCGCGACCGCGGACGTGCTTGTCACCCTCGACGCGGTGCCGGTGCTCCCGGTCGTGATCGAGCAGGGGCGCACCTTCGAGACCGCCGAGGTCACGAACCGCTTGCAGTTTCAGTCCTTGTTCGAGGTCACGATCCCCGCGGGGCTCGACCCACCGCAGGTCTTCGTTACCGTCGAGAACTCGGAGGACTTCGACGAGACCTTCACGTCGAACGATCTGCCGAATCAAGAGTTCCTGCTCTCGGGTGTGCCCTTCCTCGACGACACGCTCATCGTGACCGCGCTGAACGGTGCGTACTCGCAGGTCGACAACTTCCTATCGAGCACTGCTTCGGATCGGCACTACACGATCACGGTGAACGAGGACGGCCGTGCGCTCATGCGATTCGGTAACGGGGTCAACGGAGAGATCCCGAACGGGAACATCTCGACCTTCTACAAGACCGGAGGCGGGTCGGTCGGCAACGTGGATGAGAACACGATCACGCGCCTCGTCGGTGGGCTCACTGACGTGCAAGGCGGTCGAGTGAACTTCACGATCACGAACCCCTCGAACGCGAACGGCGGTGCCGACCGGGAGAGCATCGAGAGCATCAAGCAGAAGGGGCCGCCGAGCACCAAGGTCACCGATCGCACGGTCGCGCTCGACGACTATGAGATCGGTGCCCTCAACGTCTCCGGCGTGGCGCGGTCTCTCATGGTCACGAGCGATCAGGTCGTCGGCATCCCCGAGAACCGCGGCTTCCTCTACATCGTCCCCGATGGCGGTGGCACGACGACGCAGACCTTGAAGGACGAAGTGCTGACCGAGGTCACCGTCACGCGGCCGAACACGATCACGTTCAAGCTCACCGTCGAGGACCCGCAGTATCTCACCGTCGATGTCGCCGCGACCGTCTACTTCGACTCGGGGGTCTCGAAGCGCGGCACGGTCACTGCCATCGAAGAAGCGCTCGCGGCCTACTTCCAGATCTCGAACGACGATGGCACCCCGAACGAGCTGGTGAACTTCGGGCTCAAGTACGGCTCCGACTCTGCGCTCCCGATGTCGGATCTGTTCTGCGTCGTCGAGGGCGTGACGGGCGTGCGCAAGATCGGCGACCGCGACATCGACTTCCTGCTGAACCTCGTTCACGGCGACGTGCCTCTTCAGTTCTTCGAGTTTCCTGTGCTCGGCTCGATCACGATCACCGACGGAGACACCGGGTCGGTCGTGCTTCCCTTGGAGACCACTTAGCCATGGTCGCGGCCACGTTCCCCAACCTCTCGTTCGAGAATCCGCCCGGCACCGGGCCGACCCTCGTCAGTGGGAACGCGGAGCCGTATTCGTTCACCGAAGGCGATCTGCTTGAGTTCACCTTTGCCGGGGTCACTGAGTCGGTGATCTTCCTGGCATCCGACTTCGGCGACATCGGCAACGCTACTGCGGCCGAGGTCGCGGCACTGCTCGAAGCGCGTGTCGATGATCTTGGCGCCTCTGCCGATGGGGGCTTCGTTCGACTCACGTCCTTGCTCACGGGTGAAGACGTGGAGATCGATATGCTCGGCGGGCCGGCGAACACGGCCCTCGGGTTTCCGCTCGGCACCGTGAGCGGAGAGACCTACGCGGGCGGACCTCCGAACGGATGGACCGTGATCGATGACACCGACTCGGTCAACGAGTGGGCAGAGTGGGCCGATGAGAACGGGCGCCCCGAAGAGATCTTCGACCTCGAAGGCTGGATTGCGATCACGGTCTCGTCGAGCTTCGACGATGCGATCTTCGACCCGCTGATCTTGCCTAAGCCCTTCGAGCCCTTCGACGCGTGGAGTTCGACCGGCTTCCTCACCAGCTTCATCGCCGAGGCTGCCGCGTTCGACCCGGACACGGAGCCCTTCGAGACCTTCAACAAGGGATGGGGTCTGCCGACGTACTTCTCGTTCGTCCCGGCGAACCTGCTCAACGCGAGCGCGAACCCGGAGGACTTCGAGTCAGGATGGGGCAACCCGTTCCCGGTGCCGAGCTTCGTCGGTGCCGACTTCGCCAACGGTACGAAGACCGCCGACGACTTCGAGAGCGTGGTGCTCACGTTCTACGTGGTCACCTTCGTCACCGCGGCGGCTGGGCTCTGGCGGATCGTGCTCAATGGCACGTCCTTCACATACACCGCAGGCGGGGCGGACACTACGATCGACATCTGCCTCGCCTTGCGCACTGCGATCGACACGGGCAGTGTCGGCATCGAGTCGTCCAACCTCTTCAACCTTCTCTCACTCTGGCCGACGAACCTCGACGCGGACATCTCGATCCAAGTCATCCCGCCGCCCGGTGGGTCGGTGGACACGGTCACCGCCCGCGACTTCCCGCTGCTCGCCGAGGAATGGATCGGGCAGGACAACAACCCCGACTTCCCGTAGGAGATCACGATCATGGCAAGCACCGACTGGGCCGTCCTCGTCAACAGTATCCCGAACACTTCCTTCCGCAGCGGCGTGACCTCTGGGCTCACGCCTCCGCTCGGCGGTGGCTCCTTCGTCTACGGCTTCAACTCACGCGCCACGGGGTTCGATGGCTCGCGCGTGCTGAAGTACACCGGCGACGTGAACTTCGATCCGTTCCCCGGCAACACCGGCGGTCGGATCACTGGCGCGGTGAAGCGGCTGCCCTCGGGGGGCAACACGGGCTTCGCCCCGTTCCTGTATCTCTGCGAGCAGGCGAACGACGCGGCCGGTGACGCGTACATGCTCGGGCTTCAGGACGACGACCCGAGCTTCATCGTGCTCCGCAAGGGATCGATGGCGCAGGGACTCCCCGCCGGGCTTGTGAATGAGAACGGCATCCTTCGGAAGTCGAGCGCATCGATCAACGTGGACGAGTGGGTTCATCTTCGGATGGACGTGATCGTCCAGGGCACCGGCGATGTGCTGCTTCAGGTCTTTCAGAGCGATCTGTCGGTGAACCCGGTCAACGCGCCAGTGTGGCAGGCGATCCCCGGCATGGACGACTTCATCGATGACGCGCTCGCAGTGAACACCGGCTCGCTTCCGCTCACGGGCGGACGCGCTGGCTTCGGGTGCTACGCGAACGATGTCTCGCGTCGCGCCGCCTTCGATCAGATCACCATCGCCCGGCAGCTCCCCTAGTCATGGCCTTCGGCGCACTCCAACGCGGCAAGTCGTACCGCCAGCTATGGCGGCGCTCTGCTACGCGCACGCCTCCCGCGGGGCGTGGTGCCGCGTCGCTCGTGCTTGGCTCGGATGCGACGGACGAGGTCGCGGTGCTGCAAGCTGGCGATCGGATCGAGGTCCAGACCTCGGGCGACGTGAACGACGCGAAGCGCCTCGAAGCCCGCGGCGTGCTCCGGCTCAACGCGTCTCCGCCCGAGGGCTACGGGTGGCAAGCGAGCCTTCAGGTCGACACATGGACGAGCACGATCGTGGTCGGCGAGACGCTCTATGGCGACCTGGCCTTTCCGTTGGAGATCCCGATCAACGACCTCGCGGAGAACATCGCGGGGCTCGGCGCCGGCATCGACATCTCGTTCGCACTCGAACTGATCCTCGACCCCGACAACCCCGGCGCACCCGCGACCGATGTCGAGGTCGTGCTGCCCTCGTTCTACGTCGACCAGCTACTCGCGCCCGAGGTCGTGTCGAGCGATCTCTACGTCCACACGCGCAACCCGTCACCGGGGCAGACGGACGTACCGCCAGACCAGCCGACGATCTCCTTCACCCTCGCGGACGTGAGCGGTGCCGGCGTGGACTTGGCGAACACCACGGTGACGATCGACGGGCAGGTCGCGTACTCGGGCGGAGTCTTCGTGGCCCCATGGGCGGGGACGGTCACGCCGGGCTCGGGGCCCACGGGCAACGACGTGGTCTTCTCGCTCACGATCCCCGCAACCAAGCTGCCCTTCGAGAGTGAGCAAGAGGTCGAGATCAACGTGATCTCGCAGCTACTCGGGCCCGCCTCTCCAATCGATGAGACGTGGATCTTCATCGCGGCGGACATCACTCCGCCAGCGGTACAGACCGCGGTGATGCTCGACAAGAAGACGATCCGCGTGACCTTCACCGACGGGCTACTGCTTGACGCATCGGCGGCCGGCGCACTGAACCCGGCGAACTATTCGGTCACGCGGGTGTCCGCGCCCGCGGTGTCGTTGCAGGTTGTGAGCGTGACGGCCGTGCCGGGGCGCTCGAACGCGGTCGATGTCGGGCTCGACATCGAAGCCTCGCAGGGTGCGATCTACACACTGCTGGCCAAGGACATCAAGGACGACAGCAACAACGTGCTCGACCCGCAAGGCCGCGAGCGCAGGTTCACCGGCTTCGTCCCGCCGAAGCCGATCGGTCGACGATTCGAGCTGCTCGACTTCATCCCCGACTTCAACATCGCGGACGACCGCACGGTTGATCAAGGGGGCGATCCGGTCGATCCCGGCTCCGGTGACCTTCGGCGCTTCTTGCTCGTGCTTCAGGACGTGGTCGACCTTCTGCTCTGCTCGGTCGACGAGTGGACGCAGATCATCGACATCGACCTCGCGCCCGAGCAGTTCCTCGACGCCATCTTGCAAGACCTCGGCAACCCCTTCGCAGACTGCATCTCTGATCTATCGGTGAATGACAAGCGAAGGCTCGCGCGGATCTTGATCTCGATCTACAAGCAGAAGGGGACCGAGCCCGGCATCATCAACGCGGTCCGCTTCTTCACCGGCATCGAGATCACCCTCGACATCATCAACTGCCGGCAGTTCTGGCAGCTCGACATCAGCCTGCTCGGCATCGGCACCATCCTTGCCCCGCCGGTCGGGTCGCCGCTCTGGTACTCGTTCTTCATCGTCTCGCCCGTGGTGCTGACCGACGAGCAGCGGTCGCGTATCCTTTGCATCGCGGACTACATGAAGGCGGCACATGAGCACATCCTCGGGATCATCGAACCGGGTGGCGAGATCACGCCGTCCGACTACTGGATCTTGAACGTGTCGCTTCTCGGCGCGACCTCGCCCCCCGCCACCGTGCTCGCATAGGAGACCCCGTGTTATACTTTGAGCATGAGATGGAAGCAGATTCCTGGGTGGGAGAAGTACGAGGTCAGCGACACTGGTCTCGTGCGGCGCAACGGTCATGTGCTCAAAACTCGCGCGCACGACATCGGGTATCGAGTGGTGACACTACAGCAGGCCCCTCGAAAGCAGCGCATCGGTGTTCATCGCTTGGTGCTGATGGCCTTCAGCCGGCCGCCGCACGAGGGGGAGCAGGTACGGCACCTCGACGGATGCCCTTGGAACAACGAGTTCTCGAACTTGGCTTGGGGCTCAGCCAAAGCGAACGCCGAGGACAAGCGTCATCACGGTACGCTGCCACGCGGGGAGAGCAACGGGCGTTCAAGGCTCTCGGACACAGCAGTACGCGAGATCTTCACCGATCGGCGGCCGCAGACTGTCATCGCTGCCGAGCACAAAGTGACGCAGGCATTGGTGGCGCAGATCAAAGGGCGGAAGGTGTGGCGTCACGTAACGGACGGTCTGGAGCCCGGCCGCTGCAACGGTGCGCCACGCAAGTTCGCCGACGAGATCAGAGCGAAGTACAACGCGGGCGGCGTTACGATGCGTCAGCTCGCCGTCGAGTACGGCACCACGTCATCGGCGATCTCCTACATCGTGAACGGAGGAGGCTGAGTTTTGAACCGATTTGACTTCTACTTCGAGCAGCTCGTCACCCAGGCCGACATGGACGAGGTCTTCGACTTCGCCGAGGCGGCAGACCAGCGCCTTCAGTCCGACAACGACTACGTCGGGATCGTCCAGGGGCTCGAAGTCAACGAAGCCTTCCCGACGGCGAACCTCACCGTCGACATCCCGACGGGAGTGGCCTACGACCAGAGCGGGCAGCGGTGCTTCGTCTCCGGCGCGCAGAACCTCGACCTGTCCGTCGACTCGAACTCGGTGCCGACCGCAGTGGCCGGTGCCGGCAACGAGAAGTGGCTCTCGATCTTCATCGCCTTTGATCGTGCGCTCTCCGATCCGCGCGTCGACGGCAACGGAGTTCCGCTTCAATACCGCCGCGAAGAGTCGTTCCAGTTTATCGTTGATCAAGCGGCAGAGAGCGCCGCGGGTTCGGCTGCGGTCTACACGTCCGGCAACGCGGAGACCTACGCGCTCACGAACGGCGACACTCTCGACCTCTCAGTCGATGGCGGCGTGCCCGTGACGGTGACCTTCAACGCGGGCGACTTCGCCAACATCGCGTTGGCCACCGCGGCCGAGGTCGCGGCAGTGATTCAAGCGACCGTGGCGGGTATCACCGCAGCGGACAACGGTGGCTTCGTGGAGATCACCACGAACGGCACCGGGCCTGGCGCGAGCCTGCTTGCGACGGGCGGCAGTACGCTCGCCATCTTCGACTTCCCGCTCGCGGCCGCGGTCGGTGCGGGTGGCCCCACGCGCCCTGCTCTGCGCCCCGACGCGATCCTACTCGCCGACGTGCTGATCAAGTTCGGCACGACCGCGATCGTAGACCTTCCGCCCCCTGCCGGCACCGATGGCTACATCGATGACTTGACGCGCCGGCAGACCGTCTTCGCTTACGACGGGCTCAACTACAAGATCCGTGCGGGCACGATCACCGACTTCGCGGATGGCCTCGCGGATGAACTCAACACGCACATCGCCAACGCAGGCAACGCGCACCCGGCGAGCGCGATCACCTTCGACGGCGCACCGATGCCCGGTGTCTGGTCGAACCTCAGCCTTGCCCCCGAGGTTCAAACGGCCTTCCTCGGGGTCACGCAAGACCTCGCCGACCAGACCGGCGGCAGCGACGGTGCGGGGCTCATCGGTGTCGGGCTCACGGGCACAGACATCACGCCCGGCACACTTGAGTTCGTGCTCGCCGCTCTCGACGCGCTGAAGGGGTCGCTCGGCAACGCGAACACATGGACCGCGATCAACGACTTCAACGCGCGACTCGATGCGAACGCGGGTGCCATCATCACCGAGGACTTGTTGCTACAGGACGCGACCCTTCGGCACATTCCCGAGGACTTCGACGGCAACAACGACTGGACCTTCGGGGCTGGCACCGGCGTTAGCCCGGTTCGCCACTACGGCAAGAACCTCCAGCACACGCTTACGGCCGGTATTTCGCAGGCCGACGTTCGGCTCTTTAACGGCGGTGCTGCTCCGATCAACACCGTAGTCGGCACGGTACGCGGAACCCTGGTCGCGTGGGACGACAACTCGAACCCCGTGGACGGGACGCACAACACCTTCGAGGTAGTGTTCTCCCTTTCCGCGGGCGTGGCGCAGACTGTCGCCTTCGACTCGGACTTCGACACCGCGCGCCAGCTCAACGGCGGCGTCGATGACCTCACGGCTATCTTCGTCGACGCACCGGCCGGCACGGGCGAACTCAACCTGTCTTTCGGATGGGGCGCGAACGCAGGGCTGATCAAGAACATCGCCGTTGTGTGGGAGCTTCAGCTCTTCTTGTCGAACCAGTAGCTTGATCATCCTTGGACGATCCGCGGGTCTGGTGTCGTGACCTGTTTCATCGGAGACTTCCGTCACCATGCCGGCCGCCGATGAAAGCACCGTTGAGACTCTCTCGACCCTGCTCTGTACCGAGATCTCCCAACTCAAAGAGCTGCAAGAGGCGAACGAGAAGCGGAGGGCCGAAGCGCGTGAGGCTGAAGAGCGGAAGAAGGCCGAGCAGCAGGAGAAGGCCGCCAAGACGCAGCAGGCCCTACTTGAACAGCTACTCACCGCGCAGGTTCAAGAGGCTGAGCAGAAGGCGAAGCGAGACAAGGTGCTGATTCAGATCCTTGGCGCCCTGCTTGCGCTAATCACGGGCAGCGGTGGCGCGACGGTGTATATGGTGACCAGGCAACCAACCGAGGCCGAGACCGCCCGCCCCGTCGTCGAGCAGGTCGAGCAGTCGTCGAGCAAGATGCAAAACCGGGTCGAGAAGGCCGAGAAGAAGATCGAGCGACTGGGCACCATCGCGGTCGAGCAGCAGGTTCAGCTCGCAGACGGGATCGAGTTCATCGGCGCGAAGATCGACGCGGCTCACCCGCGCACGGCAGAGGCCGTCGAAGAGCCGCCGAGTGTGCGGGCGGCGAAGACGAAGGCGGCCAAGATCAAGGCTCGCAAGGGATCGGCCGAACTCTTCCGCGACATTGACCCGAGCGATCCGTTCGCGGGGTTGTAAGATGAGAGCGGCCATGAGCTTGCCGGACACTTCGCAACGGATCGCACTTCCGCCGCCGCCGCCGCCGCCGCCCGCCTTCGCGGCCACCGAGTCCGAAGAGCTGGCCCGGATGTTCACTTGGCTTGCACGCACCGAACGCATGTTCGCGGAACGGGTCGAGCGGTACTTCGGTGCGAAGGGCGCAGAGGTCGTCCGTGAGAGTCTCTCGGTCGCCGACATCGCAACCGAACAAGCACTCAACTTGAAGGTGGAGCGTGCGAACCAGTGACGAACTCGAAGATGCGATCCTCGACCATCTCCGCATCATCGCGCACTCGAAGCGTGCGCTGCTTCAGGTCGCGGTCGACATCTCTGCCGGGTTCCCGGCGCAGTCCGCTTTGATCATCACCATCATCACGTCGATGACCCGAAGCGCGGACACGCTACTTGGCGACACGAGCATCACCACGTTGCCACCGCCCCGAAAGAACAAGCCATGAAAGACTCCATCATCACCCTGCTCACTTCCAAGCGATTCATGGTCGCGGTGGTCACCGTCGTGCTGAACGTGGCGCTCGCCTTCGGCTTCGAGCTGGACGCCGAGAAGCTCACGACTTTGCTCACCGCGATCAACACCATCGCACTCGCGCTCATCGGAGGCATCTCGATCTCTGATCACGGCAAGGCGATGGGTCAGCCCGCGGGGGTCGATCACAAGGGCCGCGGGTCGGAGCCCGCGGCCCCCGAGCCCGAGGGCGACCCCGAGCCCGAGGAAGCCGAGTCGGCTCCCTAACGCGCGCGCGCGCGCGCGTTTGTCGCGCCTCTAGGACGCGCCAGGATCGATTGTGAGAGGCGATCACCCGCGGGGGCGCCATCCATGCCCCCGCGCTTCTCGGGCCGTTCTCGGCGCGTGTGAGGCGGCTTCTCGTGCTTGTCCCCGCGCTACACGGGGTCCGGCTCCGGTTTCGGGCCCCAAAACACCCGATTTCAGCCCCTCGCCCATACCCGCGCGAAGTGTGCGCAGCCTAGTCGGGTTGCCCGAGAAGCACCCACGCACGCGCGAGCACGAGCAGGGACGCGGCCACGGGCACGAGTGCGATGGCGGCCCAGACCTCCCCGCCCCATGCACGCGAGCCGAGCCACGCACCGACCACCACGATCGGCGCGGTGAAGATCGACCAGAGTACGCGCGGCCTCGGCTCGTGTGCGTGATCAGTGCGTGGGGGGTTCATCGTCGGGCGGTGCGGCTTCCTTCGCCGCTTCTTGCTGTTCGACACGCTCGCGTCGTAGCACGTCGAGCAGATCGACCGCACGTCGAAGAGTGTCGATGGCCGACGTGATCATGGCGTGATCTTGCCGCGTGCCGTGGTACTTCGCACCGACCTCGTTCAGCACGTTGATCGCTTCTTGCTCGGTCACTTGTCCTCGCCTCCTACCGCGAACGGCTCGACGACCATGCCGCGCCCCTTGTACGTCTCGAAGAACCGATCCGCGGTCTCGCTGTCGTCGGTCCACAACGCGAGCATGTGCGGGTTCATCGGCTGCGGTCCTCGCTCGGGGTCCGCGTTCTCTCGCGGCACGTAGCACTTCACGCGCTGTTCCAAGAACGCGATCGAGTTCGCGGCGACGACGTAGTGGTGGAACCACTTGCGGTCGGTGCTCGCCGGCAAGAAGGCGAGCACGGTGCAACCGCTCTGCGCTTCGACCGACGCCTTCGTGATCCACTTCGAGAAGGGATGCCACGGCCAGCTCGGTCGTTCCCATCCGGGGTTGTCTCGCTCGATGCCTTCCCAGTCCGGCTCACGCTCACCATGCGGGGCGTTGAGGAACACCGTCTCGTGCTCGCGCCAGTTCAGCATGAGGCCATCGTCACCGTCGCCCATGCCATAGGCGACGCGCTCCGCTTCGAGGAACTGCTCCGGGTGTCCGCACGGATCGAGACCCGGCTTCCCGCCCAGCACGGCATAGACGCGCTCGCACTCTTCGGGCGGCAGCAGGTAGTGGAACTGAGGGGGCTTCTTCGGGTTGGTCATGGTTCTCCTTCGGGCAGGGCTACGTGCTCGGGGCAGTCGATGATCTTCGCTTCGATGGCCTCGACCGCCTCCGCCGCAGCGCAGACACGACGATGAGCGCACGAAGCACACCATGACTTCCCCGATTCGATCTGCGATTGGTCATCGCGTGACTCTTCGTACTCGCGGCGGCGGATCTTGCCGAGCGCGACCGAGACTTCAGGGTGGTGCTCGGGCATCGGCACCCAGACGATCGAGTGCGGACCACCGGGGACCGTGCTCTGGCAGAGATCACGCAACGCGAGCACCGCGTCTTGGCGATCGGTCTCTTCGGTGTCGTAGGCGTGCGAGGCGACGACGACGACCGCATCTTCGAGCGACACGGCCGCGAGTTCGTACTCGCTCACGGGATAGATGGCGATCTTCATGGGTAGGCTCCGGTCCTCATGAGGCGCGCGGCCTCGGCGATGGCGAGCGCGTCACTCTCGTCCTCGGTCGCGGGCTTGTAGCGAAAGCGGCGGCGCATGGCCTTGGCCACTTCGATCTTGGTCGCCGAACCGTTCCCGACCGCGGCCTTCTTCCATGTGCCGACCTCTATCGCCATGATCTCGATCGAGACTCCCGCAGTCGACCACTCTAAGTCAAGCTCTTCGATCGAAGCGAGCCAGCCCCCGTATACGTGCGCGGCAGACGTACCGACATGCCGGCGGACGCGTTCATAGGCGATCACGTCGGGCCGCACTTCGACCACCAGCGATCGAACGCGCGCGCGGAAGTTCAGCCAGCGCTCGGCGCGGTGACGCCCCTTGCGAGATGAGAGCAGCGACCAGCGGCCCGAGTCGACTCGGTGCCGACCTTGAAGCACCGCGTAGCCGCAGCGCGTGCCAAGGTCGAGCGCGAGGATCTTGTCAGAACCCAAAGCGGTCACAGACCACCCTGGTCAGCGCGTCGTGGGTTTCGAGGATCGACATCCCTTGCGCCTCGACAACCTCGACGACCGCTCCGCCTTCCCGTGCGTGCTCGGCCGCGGTCATGTAAGCCTCGTCGACGTACCGCTGGAAGTCGATGCTCCGCTCATAGGCATCGGGTGTCACCGACCTCGAAGCGACCCTCGCGGCGGCCTCTTCTGGAGTGACGCGCAGCAGAAGAGTCAGATCGGGGTCCGGTGCCTCGTCGAGCATGGCTTCGATCAAGGCCCATGGGTTGTGCTTCCGCTGGTAGGCGGACGTGCTCAACTTGTAGCGGTCGGTGACGACGATGGCCCCGCGTTCGAGGGCCGGCAGCACGACCTCTTCGAGATGGATCTGCCGATCGAGTGCGAACGCTAGCAGGAGGGAGTGACGCGGCGGCGCGTCTTCGGTGAGCCACTGACGGATGCGCCTGGTCAAGTGCGCGTCGTAGGGCTCGCGGGTCTTGATCACTTCTCGATGGGTTCGGCGGTGTAGCTCTTCGACGAGTAGCTGGCACTGCGTCGTGGTGCCGCTACCGTCGATCCCTTCGAGGGCGATGAAGCAAGGGGCGCTCATGGTCTCGGTCGCGTTCCCCTCACCCGTTTGCGATGAAGTCGTCGAGCTTCGATCGTCGCGCGCGTGCGGCGGCGATCAGCTTCTCACCGACTCCGCCAGGCTTCGAGATCCGTTCGAGGATCTCTTCATCGCTCACGCCGTCCTTGATCGCGTCGACGATCTCGCCGACCAACTCACCTACGATGCCGAACAGTTCCTTCATGGGTCTACCTCACGAGTTTGAGCAGGCCCCCGAAAGCCTCGGGGGGAAGATCGTCGATCGCATCGATGAAGTTGTCGATGTGCCGGCGGAGTTCCTTCGGGTCCTCGCCAACGGCGACCCCGATCCAGTACGCGCGGAGAGCCGCGACCGCGGCAGTGACCGCGGGCTCGACGATCTCGTCGTTGATCTTCTTCGTGTCACCGACGCACTCGGCGCGCTCTTCTGGGGTCGGCAGATCCTTCGCTCGGCACTCTTCGATCTTCTTGTCGACCTGGGCGTCCCACTGCGACGAGCCGGCTTCGAGTACCCGCTCGGCCTTCACCATCATCCGCTGTTGAGAGGCGGCGCAGCCGGTGAGGCCGAGTGCGAGGGTGATCGTGATCATCATGCGCTTCATGCTTTGGTCTCCAAGGCTTCGAGAGCCCAGCGGATCGAGCGGACCTTCGTCAGCCCGAGTTCGAGATCATCTTCGGCAGATTCGAGCATGGCGAGCAGCGCTTGCTTGTCCGGGTCGCACTGCGGTTGGTCCGGCTGGTCGTCGACCATGGCGAACGCGGCAAGCTCTTCCTCGGTCCCGTGCCACCAGTTCAGATCGACGGAGCGCGTGCCCCCATCGATCCCCGGCACCTTCGGGCCGTAGGCGAAGTCGCCCCCGGCGCTCCACTGCCACAGCACGAACGCATCCCACGGCAGAGAGTCCATCGCCGCGGTCGGATAGCCTGCCCCGTCGATGCCGGCGCGCGAGTAGTTCACGAGCCACAGCGGGATATGCTTGAACGCATCCGAGTTCCCGACCTCGTACCGCCAGATGTTCTTGCCGGTGTAGATCATCGGCGACCGACCGAGTTCGTCCTCGACGGTCTTCACGAAGGCGTCGATCCACGGCACGTTCTCCTTCGCCCCGAAGTCGCTGTACTTCTCGAAGTCGAGCGCGGGCGGTAGGCACCCGGCCAGATATCCGCCGCCCGCCTTCAGCGCAGCGCAGAAGTCGAGCGCCTCTGCCTTGCCGTCGGCCGCTCCGCCGACCGAGTCGGGTCGAGCGAAGTGATAGGCACCGCGGTAGAAGGTGCCTTCGAGTTCGAGTAGCTTCTGCCAGTTCTCCAAGAACCGAGGATCGACATAGCCGCGTCCTTCGGTGGCCTTGACGATGGCGAACCTCTGGCCGCTGTCGCGGACCTGCTTGAAGTCGACCGACCCTTGCCACTTGGAAACGTCGATGCCCGAGATGCTGTAGCTCATGAGTGCGTGTCCTTTCGGCCGAGCTTCTCTGCTTCGGCTGCGGACAGGATACGCAAGCCACGATGCGCCAGATCGGTCGCGGTGAGCCGCTGGTACTCGTCAGCGGCCATGACCTCGACGCAGCCATCGGCGTGAGTGACCTCGACCCACTGGACGCGTCGCGTGCCTACGGCCTCGCGCACGAGCCGATCGATCTCACCGCGCAAGTGCGGCGCAGCCCGATGAAGTCGGGCATGGATGTCGTTGATCTCGGTCATGGTGAGAGCCATAGCAGTAGTCCTCCGGTCGAGATGATCGTGAGCAACAAGTACACCATCCAAAGATCACGAACAAGGGGCCGTCGTGTGAACGGCCCCTTGATTGATCCTGACGCGGCGAGTAGCCGGGCGCGCCTAAGCCGCTCGGCTCGTCTTACCGCCTGGCTCTTGAACAATGATCTGATCTCCCCACGCGATCTCCTTGCCCTTTCGAGTGTACGGGATGCGACCGTGCTTACCCACGATGACCCAAATGACGTGAAGATTGTCGGGGCACCGCTCGGGCGCCGGGCCATCGCCATCAGTCAGGAACACGACGACGTGCGGCCTCGTCATCCGGTTCATCGCTTCCAGCTCGTCGAACACCGGGCAGAAGTTCGTCCCGCCGCCACCCTTCAACGCAGCGCACGCGGCTTTGACATCGGCGACCTTCGTGATCCCGTGAACGCTTGCGTCGCACGCGCCGAAGATGACCTCACCGCCCGAGGCTTTGAGCACGCCGTCGACCTCGCTCATAGCGATCCGAAGATCATCGGCACCCATTGAGCCGGACGTGTCGACGAAGACCCCGATCTTCGGCACCGGCGCGTACATGGCAGGGAGGATCGGACGGCCGGCACCGTACCCGATGCCCCACTGTCGACGGCTCGGGCGCTCATAGTGGAAGTTCACCATGCCCTTGACGCGCGCGACTCCAGACCGCACCGCACGACGGAGCTTGTCCTGCCATCGGATCTGCGGCGGAGTGAGCTGCTCGTCCGACCAGACCTGCCAACCGCCAGGCACCGAGCCGGCACCGTGCTTCTCGACGTGATCCTTGATCGCGCCTGCGACCGCCTTCTTCACGCGCTCGATGTCGACGAGCGAGCGACCCTTCGAGCACTGCGAGTGCGTCCCGTCATCGGGCAACCCGTCGAGTGCGTTCCCGGCCGCGCCTCCGCAGTTCCCCGCGCCGGGGCGAGGGACGCCCTTGCCGCCCCCGTCATCGTCCTTCGGCTTCTGCTGGCGGAGCGCGTCATAGTAAGCCTCTTCGGGGAGGCCATCGGGCATCGGCTTCTTCGACTTCGGATCGATGATCTTCGAGGGCACGATGTCGGTGGATAGCGCCTTGCAGCCGGCCGCGAGCAAGTCGTCGTTGATCGCCGCATCGCCGGCCATGTTCCACAACTTCGGGTTGTAGCCGTACTCTTCGCATCGCTGCGAGTGATCTCGAAGGACGTGGCCGATCTCGTGAAGCAGACCGAACTCGACATCTTCGAGATCCCACTCGTTCTCGACCACGTCGGGGTCGTAGTACATGATCGAGCGAGGCGTCACCGCCATCGCGGCACCGACCAGCTTGAACATCCCCGGCATCGGGCGCGGCATGAGATTGAAGAGCGCGGCAGAGAAGTAGGGCATCCGCTTGCGCGCGAGCCCGCGTGCGGCTGCGATCTTGTCGCGGTGGTTGAGCTTGGTATCGAACTGAAACATGGTGGTCCTCCGTTCCTAGTGTATCACGAGATCAACGGGATGCACAAGCGGAAACTCGCTCCCGCCAGTCCTTGCGCCGCAGGCGAGCACCGATCACCGCGAGCGCGTCCATGACCGCCAGCTCGACCGCGGCGCGGTGGCGCTCGGTCTTGACGTGGCCACTCAAACTCGACACCCACTTGCCGCAGACCGAGCACGCCTTCTTGCCTCGGCCGTTGCGCGGTGCGTTCGACGAGTAGCTTCGAGCGAGTGCGTTCATCTCGTGAGTGTGAAGCACGAAGCGTCCGCCTCGGCGATAGGTGGCGACGTGGAAGCTCTCGCCCCACTCGTGACTGTGAAAGCGAACCCGGATGATCGGCTTTCGATCGATGCGCCGATAAACATCGGGCACCACTCGCCACCCTGACGGAAGCACGAGGCCATCGACGAGCCGGGTGAGCGTGCGACCTTCGATCTGCTTTTGAAGTACGGCGGCCGGGTCTTTGAGTGGCTCGTCACGGCGACGGCGATCGTCCGCTACCTCTCGCACTGACTCGATCGCGTGGTACAGCACCACGTTGGCCCCGTAGTCGGAGGAAATGCCGAGCGCATTCAGGTTCGCGCCGACCGTCCGCTGCTCATCCCACGATCGAGCGACGAGCGCATCCTTGATCGTGCGGACGACATCGCGGCAGGACTGGTACTCGTTCGGACCAAGCAGCCCTTGCATGACCGCGATCTCTTCGTCGGTCGGTGGCTTGCGGGTGCAGCCCGAGGACACATGGACGAGCGAACCCTTGACGTTCGTGACGACGTACACGGGGCAGCTGGTATGGTGCGAGGCGTGCGAGCACGGGACGCGGGCCATGACCTCCGAGCCGATGCGCTGGGCTCGGAGGTCGGCACGCGCCGCCGCTCGCTTCCGTCGGATCTCTTCGGTGCGAAGTCGGCGGCCCATGATCAGATCTCTCCCATCGCTTGCATGACCGGGCCCATCTTGACCATGACCTTGCGCGCGGTGGCACTGCGGTTGTGGCCGGCGCGAGCGATGGCTCGACCTGAAGTGACCGCGAGATCGCCCGCATCCTTCGTGACCGCCCCGATGATCTGCCACAACGCGTCACCACGCTCGGCACGCTTCTCGGCCTTCTTCGGCGTGACCAGTGCGGCGCAGGAGTTCAGCACCGCCGCGGTGATGTCGGGCCGCTCGGGGTTGTGCTTCCAGACCTTCGAGGGAGTCGAGGCATCGAGCAGCTTCGCGGGATCGGGGAGATCGGCCGACGCCTGGTACTGGCGCAGCTCACCCGCAACACCGCGACCGACGCAGCCTTCGAGCAGCACATCGACCGTCTCTTCCGCGAGGCCGTTCGCCTCGGCACCGGCGATGACCTTGATCGCCAGCTCCCACGTTCGCAGCGAAGGCCACGCTCGGCTCGCGTTCGGATCTCCGCCATCGGGGAGTGTGATCAAGTGCTGCGAGTTCGAGCGGAGGAACCCGGTCACCAGCCCCTTCGCCTTCGCCAGCGTGACCGGATGGCGCTGCTCGATTCGAGCGATCGTGACCTCGGCCTTCTCCACGTTGAGAGTGTCGGCCCAGTCCGACAAGATGCCCTCGCTCCACTCGGCGGCCGTGGGGTCGGCCCAGTCAATGTGCATCCATCGGTTCGCCATCGGCGGGGAGAGATCGTAGCCGCCCGCCGCGATCTCGGGCGGGTTGGCAGCCGCGATGAAGACCACGTTGTCGTGTAGCTTCACGTCCCCGACGTAGCCTTCGTTGACCACGCGGAGCAGTGCGGCCTGAACCGCTGGAGCGCAGGTCGTGATCTCATCGACGAAGACCACGACGAGCTTTCCCTTCGAGGCCGCCTCGTTCGCACGGCGAGCCCAGCCGGGCGCGGCATAGATAACCCCGCCCTTCCCGTCGGGCATTGGCAACCCGAGGAAGTCGGCGGGCTCGCGGATGCTGGCGATGATCGTGATCAGCAGTGCGCCCATTGACTCGCAGAGCGATTCGATGAGAGCGGTCTTGCCGACGCCGGGCTTGCCCCAAAACAGGGCGCGCAGCCCTCGACGGCCAGCGATACCGGGCGAGCACATGATGGTCTGAAGAGCGTGGATCGTGTTCATGGTGTCGGTTCTCCTTTGTGTCGGTGGGTTCGAGGGTGTCGCTAGACATTCCCCGATTCGGTTGCGGTTTGGATACGAAGATCAAGGGCACGCGCCTCGGTAGCGAGGGCCATGCGAGTGATCGCGGTCTCGCGGTGGGCCGCTGCGAGCACGCCGGTCGGGCACGCGGTCCCGAGGGACCACGACCAGCCCTGCTCGCTTCGCGCGAGCACTCCGACGAGATGAGGGCCGACCCAGATCGCCCACGCCTCGCGGCAGGGCGCGAGCCACAGCAGCTCGGTCGTCAGGCACACGAGGTTCAGGCGGAGCGCTCGGGCCCCGTGGGGCACCCGTGAGCGGACGATGGCAGTGAAGTCGATCTCGGTGTTCATGGCTCGGTCTCCTTTCATGGTGCGGGCCGCTACTCGCGGACCTCGACGATCTCGAAGAGGGTGATGCCCTCGCATCGCTTGCGGCGGTGCTTCGCGCTCGCGTTCAGCAGCCGACCGTTGCGGATCGGCATGACGTGGCCGGCGCAGTACATGAAGCCGTTGGCCTCGCGCCCGAGGCGGAGCGCGACCGACTCGCATGTGCCCGAGGGGGTCAGCTTCCGGCCGGGGCCGAAGACCTTGGTCGCCGCGCGGTCGAGAGGCCCGCGGAACTCACCGCGGCCGGTGTAGCCGGTCTCGCGGTTGAGGAAGGCGAAGGCCCATCCGTAGGTCTTGCCCGCAAGGGTGGCGAGGGCCACCGCGGGGCACGGCCCGCCCGCGTGGCGGCCTTCCTCGGCGGCGATCGTGCCTTTCGCTCGCGCGCGGTGCTTCGCCGCGGTGCGCCTCATCATGCCGAAGGTGTCGGGGGTCTTGACGGTGCGGGTGTAGGCCATCGATCGGTTCCTTTCGGGTACTCGGGGGTCGGTGGTGGTGGTGTTGCGCCGTCGCCCTACCAAGTGGCGACCTCGTCAGTGAGACGCTCGGCGATGTCGAAGAGCTCGTCGTCACCGGCGCACTCGGCCACGTCCTCGATCATCTTGGCGGCGATGCGGGCGATCATCTTGGCCGCGGCGATAGTCTCTTCCGGCTCCATCTCGACGTGCGCGTCGTTGAGGGCGACGGGCGCGGCCGAGAACGCGGCCTTGTGGACCTTGGCGTACTGGCCCTGAATCTGGCGAAGGGTCTCGATGACGGCGGCGGGGGTGGTGGGGGTGATCATGGCGTCGGTTCCTTTCGGGTGCTGGGGGTCGGTGCGTCCGACCCAAAGAGAGGATGCCCTAGTCGTGCATCCCGTGCAACACCTAAATGCCGAAAAGTGAAGATCGTGCCCTATCACCCGCTATCTGCTCGATCTGCGAACCCCGCGGGGGTCGGTCCGAGCGGCCGCCCTTGCGGGCTGTGCGAGGTAGGGCGGGGTCGCAACTTTCTTGTTGTGCATCCCGTGGCACCCGTGGTATACTTGACTCGCGGGGTCTAGCCGCCGAACGAACCCAGGCTGGCCCCAAGGAGAAACGCAAGATGAACACCGACACCCAAAGCACCACCGACTCCGAGACCACCACGCGCGGCAAGTACGATCGAGAGCAGATCGCCGCGGACCTCGACGCGGGCATGAGCGTCGCCGAGATCAGCGAGAAGCACGGGTGCTCTCGCTCCCTCGTCCAAGGCATCCGCCGGAAGAAGGAGAACGGAGGGGTCGCCCCCTCGCGGAACGCAGTGCGTGCCGCCGCTCTCCGCAAGAAGGCCACGCAGTTCACGACCGACTTCGAGCTGCTCTCGAAGTGGCAGAAGAACGACGCCGAGGATGGTCCGGTCGGAGATCTGATCGCCACCCTCGAAGGCGTGATCGAAGGGCTCACGACCGCGGCCGATCTGTACGACGAGCTGCCCGAGTCGGTCATGGCCACGAAGCGCACTGGCGGCCGGGTCGAGCTGGCCGAGGGGATGATCGTCCGCGTGAAGGCGAAGCACGCGGACGACTACAAGGGGGTCACGTCCTCGCCCGACCATCTCAAAGTGGTCGGCGCTCGTGATGCCCATGTGCTCGTCGAGGACGATGACGGTGCCCGGCTCTTCGTGGCCCGCCGCGATCTGGAGGTCCGTCAGGACGGCTAGGTCAGCGCCCCCGCTCGGGGGCGCAGTGAAGGAGTCGACCTCGGTCGCCCCCTTCACTGCGAGTCCGAGCACTCGCTACCAACCGAAACCACCGACACAAGGACAGAAGAAGATGATCATCGCAATCGACTCAAGCAACGAAGATCTCGCAGGCGCGATCGTTTACTGGCGGCTAACCGGAGATGTGAACGGAGACGATCTCAACAACGCACTCACCGACGCCGGCATCGCACCCGAGCACCGGCTGCCACTGCCCACGCCTCGCCGCGCTCTCCGGCGCACGCTGAAGGAGTGCGCCAAGGGGTCGGTGTTCATGCGTGCGGGGAAGGGGAAGGACGGCGGGCTCTACCTCGTCGAGCAGGTCACGACCGACGAGGGCCCGCGCTTCGACGTGATCCTCGACGCGCGGCTCACCATCGGGGGCACGCCGAAGTTCTCGAACGAGGACATGGCCGAGATGCTCACCGAACGATTCTGGCACCACGTCTTCCACGTAGCCTCGACGGACATCTCGTCCTGGCTCATCGATCAAGCCCGCGAGTGCGACGCGCTCTCGCTGCGAGACACCGGCGGGGTCTACTTCATCCCGCGCCACGCGATCGACGAGTGGCGCAAGCGGGCCGATGCTCTTCACTCCGCGAGCGACTGCTCGGTTCATCTCGTCCCCGCGATGAACTCCGACGAGGCGCTCGACGCGGTGCTCGAAGCCTTGATCGAAGAGTGCGTCCAGTTCTCGGAGCAGCTCGATGCCGATCTCACGGACGGCGATCTCGGTGCCCGTGCGCTTCGTGGTCGAGCCGAGCAGGCGATGGCCTATCTCGACAAGGTCGCTCGTTTCGAGAAGCTGCTCGGTGCTGCGGCTGAAGGGAAGCTCGACGCACTGCGCTCGCAGATCGAAGAGCAGAAGGCGAACGCGGTCTCGGCTGCGCTCACGATCGAGGCCGAAAGCGAGGTCGCGTGATGCTGGCCTGCGCTTGCGGTGGAGTGTTCGAGATCGCCCTGCTGGGCGGGGCGGCCTTCTTTGCCTCGGCGTTCGCGTGGCTCCGCGCCCGCTTCGGAGGTCTGCGATGACGCCCGCGCTCACGCCCGAGATCCAACACAAGGTTGCCGATGTCGTCGCGCGCGCCTGGCTCGCACGCGGGGTCACCTACGATTACGCCGACATCTATCAGGATGCGGTCGAGATCATGCACCGCGCGCAGCGGAACTACAGCCCGAGCAAGGGCACCTTCGCCGGCTACCTGTACGGCGCGTGCTGGCGGAAGTGCGGCGATCGACTCACTCGCGCGATGATGCCCGCGGGCACTCGGTCGAACGACGAAGTGCCGAAGCTCCGCAATCTTCGGAAGGTCCGGCTCACGAGTGCGCACGTCGGAGACGACCCGCTCGACTACGATGATCTCGTCTACCGCACGCAGATCCGCGAGAGGCTGAAAGTGCTCGCTGACAGAGTGCCCGAGGGGCAGCTTGCCCTCGCCATCTGCCTCGACCTCACTACGGTGGCCGAGCAGGCCGAGGGCGATAGCGATCGGACGAAGCGGTTGTACTACTGCGTCAAGCGCATGAAGAAAGCGATCCGTGAAGATCGGGTGCTAGCGTGCATGGCATCGGAAGGACTGCTCGCATGATCGAGATCCGCAACATCGACCCCTCTCAACTCAAGTACCTGCCCACGGCGAACCCGAATGTCATGGAGCCCCATGCGTTTGAGTCGCTCTGCAAAGCGATCAAGACCGACGGGTTCCTACAGCCGATCCTCGTCGTCGAAGAGAAGGGCGACTTGCTCATCGTGGACGGTGTCCATCGCTCGAAGGCCGCGGTCGCGGTGGGGCTCTCGCAGATCCCTGCCGTCGTCGCGCCCGATCGCAACCGCGCCGAAGTGCTGCGGCTCGCACTGAACCGGCTTCGAGGCGAACTCGATCTCTCGGAGGTCGGGCGTCAGCTCTCGATGCTCATCGACGAGGGCTACACGCCCGAGGAACTCACGCTCACCGGCTTCGCTTCGTGGGAGATCGATGCACTGCTCGACACGCCCACAATGGATGACGAACTCGAAGGTGCGAACGCGGCACCGCCACAGCCGCCGAAGCCGAAGACGTACTCGCTCACGATCAAGTTCGAGAACGAGTCCGACCGCGCCTACGTCAAGGACGCACTGATCAAGACGGGCGAAGAGACACCGGCGCAGCAGCTCATGGAGCTGGTCGCTCACGCTCTCGTCTCGCTCGGGGAATAGGAGAACAGATCGATGACAGCAGGACACGAAACAATCACCGATCCCACGATGAGGAAGCGCGGCTTCCTCCTAGTCTCGGAGGCCGCGCGCAAGGTAGGGCGCACGAATCAGACGCTCTATCGATGGCTCGCCGAAGAGAAGGTCGAAGGGCTGCGCGATGGCTTCCGTCGATATGTGCGTTGGTCGTCCGTGCTTCGGCACATCGGGCGCGACGCGTGCGAGCTTCGAGGTCTGACGCAGGAAGATGTCTACTTCGAGACACCGCCCGAAGAGTCGCGGGAGCCGGCATAAGTGCAGATCGAGATCACGAACACGGTCGCTCGCGTAACGCAAGCGACCGATGACGAGCGCGCGTGGCTATACGGCTACCTGTCCTTCGAGGATCAGACCTCGAAGTTCACGCGCCGCCGAGATGGATCAGTCAAGGTGAACGCAGCGAAGAAGATCTCGCTGCTCATGCTCGACGATACCTTCCCGGCGGGGCTGGTCGGTCGCGTGAAGCGAGCCGGGCTGAAGGCCGGGCACGTCATAGGTGTGCTCGACAAGCGGGTTCGCCCGTGCGAGCCGATGGAGTGGCCCGAGTGCTGCCCCGCCGATCTCATGAAGGCGGACGGCCCGTGGCTCTACGACTTCCAGCGCGAAGCCGTCGATGCTGCGGTGTCTCGAACGCGGGGCATCCTCGACGTGCCGACGGGTGGTGGCAAGACCGAGATCGCGTGCGGCATCGCCATGCGCCTCGGCCTGACAAACACTCTCTTCATCGCGCCCGAGGCCGATCTCATGCACAACGCGGCGCGGCGATGGGAGAAGCGCACGGGGCTCGAAGCCGGTCGCATAGGAGACGGCTACATGAACCCCCGCGATGGCTTCACCGCGGCGACCTTCCAAACGCTCGCGCGTCGGATGGCCATGAAGAAGTCGGTCGTTCACGACTACCTCGCCTCGGTCGGGTGCATGATCATCGATGAGGTCCACACGCTGCCAGCCGACACCTACTACAACGTGTCGCAGGCGATCCCGGCGTACTGGCGGATCGGGGTCAGTGGCACACCGCTCGCGCGTGGCGATCGTCGGTCGCTCTTCTCGATCGCATCGACGGGGTCGATCATCTACAAGGTCGAGACGCAACTGCTCATCGACCGCGGCTTCATCTCGCGCCCGCATATCCGCATGGTCACTCACGAGCAGAGCGGAGACGCGAAGACCTGGCAGAAGGCCGAGAAGACCAACATCGTCGAGAGCCGATCTCGCAATGAGCTGGTCGTCCGACTCGCCAAGGCTGCGCCCGCGCCGGGGCTGATCTTCGTGAAGATGAAGAAGCACGGGCAGACCTTGACGGAGATGCTCACCGCGGCGGGGCTGCGCGTCGAGTTCGTGTGGGGCGAGAAGGCCACCGCGCAGCGCGATGACGCGATCAAGCGGCTCCGCGAAGGTGCGCTCGACTTCATCGTGTGCTCGGTCGTGTTCCAGACTGGCACCGACATTCCCGAGGTCCGATCGATGGTGATCGCGTGCGGCGGGAAGTCGGAGATCGCCACGCTGCAACGCATCGGCCGAGGCATGAGGGTCGTCCGCGACGAGGCCACCGGCGCGGTGCTGAAGGACGAGTTCTGGGTCTTCGATGTCATGGACACCGAGCCGAAGCAGCACGCGATGCTCACCGGCAATAGGTGGAACGCGAAGCACTCGCGCGAGCGCTTCAAGGCGTACACGGGAGGCGGTCACGAGGTCACGATCACGGGG